TATGTAACTGATCAAATTGTGCTAATGCACCCATTCCACCGGAAGCCAACATATCTGTCAATTTGCTTAATAACTTTCTAACTGCAGGCATAAATCTTTTGTTAATGCCTTTGTCACCACCAATGTTTCTCAAAGCAATTTTGGCATTTTGAGCCAAAACTTTATCTCCACCAACTACGTCTTGTAAAATTGGAAGTGAAACATCTGCAGTAAATTCTTTAAGTACTTCTAAAACTTCTGGATTTTGTAATGCTTCTTCTATATTTTCATATTGAATATCTGCCGCTAATTGCTGTGGCTCTTCTTTATCTAACGCCTGAAGGAATCTTAAAATTTGATTTGCATATTGTGAGTTTAAAAGTCTTTGCATATCAGATGCTAATTTACTTGCACCTTGTGAAACAACATCTTTTCTTTTACCTAGTGTGTTTACACCTCTATCTAGTTGTTGAGCACTTTGTCCTGAATCTTTTGCATATTTAGTTGCTTGAGCACTTGGACTTGCTTCTTTCATATTGTCCATAGCAGTCATGGCTTGATCTACTGTACAATCTGGTCCTAGTTTCATACACATTGCCTTAAATTTATTTGCTTTTTCAGGATCTGTTTTCATTAATTTATTATACATATCTTGGCATTCTTTATTAAGCCCTTCGTTTATGTCTTGTAAATCTAATAAATCATAGTCTATGCTGTCATCTATTTCCATGTCAACATTAGCCATTCTGTCTGCTCTGTAATCGCTATCTGAATCTTGTTCTGGATTTCTTTTTGCTAACTCACCTTGAATTTGATTTTTTAATGGACCATTTAATAAATCATCAAATGCGTCTGCTTTTTTAATAATGTCTCTAATTGCAGGTACTTGTGAATTTCTCAGTCTGTCCACTTGTTGGTCTACAGTTTGAGCACTTTTACCTGTAAGGTCTTTTGTGACTTTTGTTAATTGTGAACTAGGCATGTTATCTCTAGCCTTTGCATCGTCTATATCCTGTACCATTTTATTCATATCGCCAGATATAGGTTCTGCTTCAGATATACTAGAGTTTTCTATCTCTTCTAGTTTTTCTAACATATCTTTCAAGTTCATTATAGTACACCTTTTAATGTTTGAGCATTATTAGAAACTTGCTTTTGACTCTCTGTGCCTCTACCCATGTTAGGTAATCCGTGCATTTGAGCGCCAAGCTCTTCTAGGTCTTTGCCCATTATTTGATCTTTGTCTGGATAATTACGGAAATATTCGATACCTTTTTCGTCTTTAATTTTTTGTAATTCATCTAAAAACTTTTTATTGTACTCTTCACCAAAATGTGCCTTAGCAAAATCTAGGTCTTCATTTTGTTTTTCGTAGTGTGCTTGATCTTCATTATTAAGAACTGCATCTTCTTCGCTCACTCTTCTGTCTTCATCTGCTTTGGCTTTTTCCTCTGCCATTTCAGATTCAATTCTTCTAGGATCTTTAACATTATATGCTAGGACTCTTGCATGATCCATGCCTAAATTAACTGCACACCATACTTCAAGTATTCTTTCATTTACAGGATATTTTAAAATAACATCTGTACTGCAAACTTCTGATGTACACTCAGTGCCTTTTACTCTGTAAAACTCCNNTGGATTTTCTTCAATTGGTGTTCTTTTAAATGGTGTTGCACTGACAAGGTTATACTTTGCTAGGCATTTTTCTAGCATGTCCATATGCTCAGAGCCACAGTCTGCGGCAAATTTAATTCTGTAGCCGTACTCTTTACTAAAAGACTCTGTTATATAATTTTTAAGTTCCATAATTAATAACTCCGTTATAACACTTATTTATCACTTTATGCAATTTTTTAATAAATAAAAATATGCTTACAGACAAAGACTTACAATTACTAAGAAATAAACACAGTAAAAAGGGTAAAATTTATCAAGAAGGTGATTGGAAAAGAACTTCTGAGGGCAATTTAATGATTTTTAAAAATGGCAGGTGGGTAGATTTTACAAAACTAACCGTTTCCACCTCCGCCTTTTATGATTTTTAATAAATCATTTCTATCAAATACTGTTGCTTGAACAGTTTCTTCATTATTCCCTTTATCACTAAACTTGTCTATTCTTGCCTTTTTCAGCATTAAATCTATCTGTTGCAGTTTGGCTTTTGTCTTGGCATCACTGGCATCTAAGGCTATTTTCAACATATTACTTGCTTCAGCAAATACTTTACCTGCCGCCATATCACTAACATTCATGCCCAAACTCATCAATTGTTCATAACTGTTAATAGCCTTTTTGGCTATATCGTTCATTTCTACTTCATGATCTTCTAGGCCTCTGATTTCTTTAAAGGCCGCATTTATTTTTTCACTCACAGAAAGAGCATTTTGTGTTTCTTCTATAATTTCTTCTGTTTCCTCTTTAGTAGGCACTATTTCTTTAGCCTCTTCTATAGGGGGCAGATTAAACTCTTCTTCCAGTTTCTTAGTCATATCAGTATTTATTTATGAAAGTTGTTTTTCTTTACCGTATTTGGCAACCCAATCAGCCAATGGTTTATGTTCTCCAGGTTTACCTGGGTCTTTAACACTAGTACTATTAGGATTACGATTATATTGTCTCATCCAATCATTCAATTCTGGTTGGCTAGGTTTTTTAAATTCTATAACAGATACAGGTTTCAATGTTCCGTAATGAACTAAATTTTTTCCATCTATGATATTTAAGAGTTCACTTATTTTATCTTTGCTTAAATTTTGTAATGCAATTTTCCCTACCTGTGCAGAAGATTTCAAAACTCTTTCTTTTGCACCATTTAATAATTCTGCTGAAATTTTACCTTTTAATTCCGAATATTGCTCTATGTTTGTTGCTATATAGTTACCCAGTTCATCTTCGTCATTACTAATACTTTGTAAATCACTACCAGAAAATTTAAATATAAATCCATTAGGTCCACCTTCTTTAACAAGTGTGTATCTAAATGCTTCACCTAAGTTTCTTGTTATATAAACTCCGCCTTTCATAGGTTCGAATCCTTGAAACCTACCTTTATACTTTATTTCTACCCATTCATCATCATATGCTAAACCCTTTTGTATAATATTTTGAGCACCTTTTTCATATGGCGTTCCATGATACCATGTTTCTTGTTTTTGAGTAGTTGGTGCTACTATTTCTGAAATGTTCATTTACGTTTTTTAGCAACACGGCGTTTAGGCTTACGAGGTTTATTATTTCTGAATATTTGATCTTCATTTATAACTTTAAAACGTATTCCTTTTCTTGTACACCATTCCTGTGCCGCTGTCCATTTGGCGGCATTAATGGCTGTTTGGATTTGTTGCCCTTGTGTTCTTGCACTTTCTAATGTCGTTTGATTTCTGGGTTTTATTTCCACAAGTTCAACATGTTGCACTCCGTCTTTGTCGGTATATTGCACCATAAAGTCTGGCACATAATTATGATACTTTCCATCCATTGGACTTCTGTAAGGTATCTTTACATTCTCACTTGCCCATTTAGTAATGTTAGGATGGTTGTCGCACATTCTCATAAATGCTAATTCCCAACTACTTCTATAAGTAGGCATAGAACTGCCCACATACTTAGACGTGTTTACGATATCATATTTTCCTGATGCAAATTTTGTTGGCATAATACTATTTATGGTTGTATTAAGGCTTTTAATTTGCTACGTGAGTTTAGTGTGGGAGTTTTTAAATCTATTTTGTTACCTGCTGGCCTGTATGCATTAATGGCCGCATAAGCATCTACTGTTAATTTTAATGAATTTTGGTTCATTTCAAAATAACTTGTTGGATGTAATCCTTGAACTTCTGCAACTTTTATTAATACTCTTGCCATTGCATTGGCATTTTGTTTTTTAAATCCTATACTTTGTAATTTAGTTTTAATAACTGATAAAGTGCTGGGATCTATAGGTGTATCTTTTGGTGCGGCAATATCTGCCAATATTTGTGAACTTGCTTCTGGTAATGGAAATTTTACACTAGCATTATCTATGTATGCAACCAAAGTGTCCTGTACAATTTTATAGGATACTTCACTACCAAATGTATTGTACATAGCAGTAGACATTATTCTCCATCTCCTCTAGTAGGTGCAATAGTTACATTTGCCAATGCTCTTTCACCTTTTTTAGCCAATGCACTTAACACATAATTTTTAACATCTTGTTTGACATCTCCACCTGATAATTTAGATAGTATTGCTGTATTCAGCAAATTCTTGCCAACATTTTCTGTTGGGTCTTTGGACAATGGAACATCAATTGCATCATATGTAGGCGTTGTTGGTTTTGTACCTTGTACACCTTCACTGTTTGCTTCTTCTGGCTTTGATGTTTCACTTTCTGCATTTGAGCCGTCATTTGAATCTTCTGTTGTTGAAGGTGCTATTTGTGGTTGCTCTGTTCTACCTCTGGTACCAAAATTATTATTCTGTTGACCCAAGAATTCCATGTCTGTACCATCTGATATTATACCTAATGGTTTTGTCATTACTTCATCACTAGCAAATTGTAGTCCCACAACTTTTTCAAATCTGTCTAAATCAACTCCTGTTAAGTCAAAGTTTGCAATATCATATACTGTAAAGTTTTCATAATCACATGTGATGTTGAACTCTACAAATTCATTACTTGCATAATCCATATCACCAAAATCAAAACTATTAATTAGAGGACTTGTCATACTGTATTGCACACCTTTACCACCATGGTACATAATGATATCTATACGTTCAAAAAACTGTTTTGTTCTTTGTAAATTTAGTCCTGCTTCACCACTTTTAAAACTTGATCCACCTTCTGCACCAAATTTTGAGTTTATATTTTCTACTTTAGCATCTGTGTTTAAAAATACATCTCTGTTGCCTTCAGCATTTCTGTTTCTTGGATTCATAAACAAATATGAAAAATATCTCATTAATACTTGTAGCCATTCATTATTAAGTGTATCAAATACAGTAATTTCAACTGGTGCGTACTCTACACCTGTAGCAACTATTTTCTTTTTGTTGTATTGATTTTTTATAATGTTCTTGAATGATACAGAAGGCAATTTTGCCCTTCTGACAAGACTAGAAATATTTGTTTTGAATGTATGATTTTCGATATCTAGAAATGACGCCAGTTCCCTGTTAAAAACAAAGTTCACGTATCCTTCAAATTTAATACGTGGTGGGTTGACGTCAGGTCTAAATCTGTAGTTATTACGGAAGTCTCTGGCGTAGAACTTGCTGTTTGTATTTTTACCTAAAAATTTCAGAAATTCCATACCAGAGCCACCTCAAGTTAAACGGTTATACTCCGATTGTTGTACCGGTATCTACTGTTTCTGGGAATGGGTTTCCTGCTACTGTTCTACCGTTGATATCGTTATCACCTTCATAGTGTGTTGCGTTATCATAACGTACTTGCATAGTAACTGTTACTTGCTCGTTTGTAGCATAGTCACCATCACTGTAGTCGACGTTTGTTAAAAAACAACCTTCCAGGAACCAAACCTCTGTAGCACCAGCATTAACACCATCTAATACTTCAATTTGCAAGTCAAATTTGTAATCTGAACCTGCGGCTGGAGTAGTTTGTTGGAAGTGGTTTACCTGTCTTTGGACCTGTGAACCAACTGCTTTGGCTACTTGGTTAGTTATATCGTCCCTTACTGTTACAGTAATTTGTTCCCAAGCATGTTTACCTTGTAGGTAACTTCTTGAGTTATAACTATCAATTATTATTTCTTCGTAAGTAATTTTAGGTCTAGTAACGTTTTGCACGTTTTGAGTCAATATTTTCGCCTCTGGATTACCCCCAAAGTTGTTTAAAAAACTAACCCTAAATCTATACTTCAGTTTCGGCATTAAAATACCGGAACCAGTTGCACCCGTTACCGGAACTCCAAACTTACTCTTAGTTTCGTTTGTTGCACTTGATACTGCCATATTGTTCTCCTAGAACTAAATTATATGCAAATATTTATCTTTTTCACTCAGAATTAATTAACAAGTGTTTTAATTTAGCCACAAAAAAAGGGCAATTAAATGCCCTTTTATTTGCTAAAAATAGTGTTATACTGCTTCTTTTATTCTATTTACAGCAATATCTGAAGCATTTGGAAATACTTCTGTGTATCCCCAATCAGCAACCTGAAAATATTTTGTACCTTGATCAGTAACTTCAGCAACAATATCTCCAACTGATAGTGAGTGCATATCTCTATACTCTATAACCTCACCATCTTTTCTAGTAACAGTTTTCATACCATAACCAAACACATGGTTATCAAAAACAATATCTTCTTCTGAATCTTCATCGTAGTAGTAACCATTTAATATTTTAAATACTTCCTCTTTGTCCTGAACTAAGTATGAGTTGTCAGGTGCATCAGCACTATTGTCATGTGACCCTGTTACAAGTCCACCATTTTCTTTTACACTACAAACTTTAGTATAAAAAGCAAAATCTTCAGGCTTAAACTCGCCTCTGTTACCCATTGTGTTTCTCATATGAGCCTCATATATAGGGTACTTCTCTTCTCCGCCAAGATGTCCTCTGTCATTACTGTTGACATAGTCTACTACTTCTCTTGGGATTTGTATTTGATAAATGTCGTATTGCATAAAAACTCCTACCTTTTTATTTAAACTATACATATATTATAGCAAATTTTATGATTCTGTCAAGCCTTTTAGATAAATATTTTATACGTTCATCCTTTATAGGACGGAAGTAGTCATAAGACGAAGGAACGCCGAACTCGTTCATCGCCACTCTAAATGTAGAGCGACGACGGAAGTAGGTAATTGTACCGAAGGAACGCATCTTTGTAACAGGAGATGATATGACTAAGTATGAAGAAGCACGACTAATCAGACGTGCTGTCAAACAAACCCAAAAGAAAGAAAAGCAGAAGTCTGGTCTTATATACAGAGGCATACCACATAATGGTGATTTGCCAAAGTATATTACAGATAATCCTTTCTATCCATAAGGTAAAAAAAAGGGCAGTAAAACTGCCCTTTTTCATCTAAGTAATTAAACTTATGCTGTTGAACCCAAAGTGTTCTGGATTCTGATCGGAATGTAGATAAACTCTACTGCTTTTACTGGTTGAACAGCAATATCAATATAAAGTTCGTTTCTATCTATTCTAGCCGCTGTGTTATTTGTAGTATCACAAACTGTGACAAAATCAAATAGTCCACGTTGCTGTACTAGTTGTGCTAGTAATCTGTCTACAACCACTTTAGCATTTGCTCTTGTAACCTCATCATTTGGTTCAAACAAGAATGGTTTTACTGCATCATCAAGTTGCTCTCTGATGTAAATAACCAATCTTGAAACATTAACTCTATCCAATGCACTTGAAACTGAGTTAAGTGTTTTCTGTCCAAATACTGCAATTCCTCTTCCTGGGAAGTTTCCAATTGGGTTTATTTTATTACTGTAAAGGCTATCTCTTTGTCCTTCACTTAAAGCAACCGCTGTAAACTCACCTGTTGTTGCATCAAGGTATCCAGTAGACGTTGCATTGTTTACAACACCTCTTTGGAAACCTGCTGGTGCAAACCAAGGGAAAGCAACTGAGTCGTTAAATGCAATAGTTCTCAATGCCATATGCGATGCAGGAACCATAACTGTTGTACCGTCTAGGTTTGTTGATAAACCATGTGGGTAGTAAACAGCCGCCTGTGAAGAAGCACTTATAAGTCCATCTTCTCCGTTCTCTGATGCATTATTGGCATTTGTTGCCCAGTTTTGAGTGCTTGTTGCGTCTGCGGCCAATCTCATTGGTGCGTCTGCTACACAGAATACTGTATCTTTTCTGTTTACACTTAAACTTAACATTTCATCTAAACACTCACCATATCCTGGAACCGCAATAATATTAAATCTATTAGTTTCGTTAAGGATTTCCTGGTTTGCTGTTAGTTGAGATTGTAATGCTTTAACAACAACTTTACGTTGAGCTTTTCTCATCATGTATGGTGAACCGTCGTTCTTATTACCTGAGTAATCTTTCCATAAACTTTCTGATGCGTCATACTGCTTAACATTACCAACTGATGCCATTTTGTTCCATGCTATCATACCATTTGGATATAATGCCGCATTTGGAAGTCCATTGGCTGTGCTAATTAATGATCCACTTGAACTTGCTCTAAAGTCTCCAAATAAAATACCATCGCTTGTGACTTGGTCTGTATTATCAACTAATACCCAGGCCGCCGCCGCTGATCTCTTATAGATTTTAGGGAAGTTTTCTAAATCACTACTGTCAATCCATAAATCTCCAGTTACTAATGCTGTGCCATCTGCTTGAGTAGTTGGTGCACTTGCTGAGAATTGTACATCATTTGAGTATGTTGCCCATGTACCACTATTTTGATATAAAATATCAATGTTAGTGTTAGCAACGTTGTTATCATACCATAATGTACCTTCTACTGCCGCTCCTGTTATTGCATTGTCAGATGCTTCATAACTTAATGCTTTAAAGTTACTGTATGTACCTGCAGTAATATTAATGTCTGTAGGATCATATCCTGCAACATTACCTGCCGCAATAGCAATATCTTTACCATCTGATGTAGTAATTGTTACTTTACCAGCAACATTACTTGCGATTGCTGAAGTACTGCTGAAGCCTGTAGCATTATTAATACTAGAAACTATTTCGTCAACACTAACAGCACTTACATTTGCCCCTGTAAATGTTACAGGAATATTTGCCGCACCGTTTATGCTAAAGTTTAATGAAACTTTACCAGCATGTGTACTAAAGTTGATACCATCAGAAAGAGCAGATGAACTTGCAACTGAAAGTGTTGCATCTCCATTGTGCCTTTTCAATGTAAAGGTTGCCTCGTCTCCGCCGTCTGCCCATAAATCTCCAACTTTTGGAGAAGTATATGTATTAGCATATACAACGTTTGAGTTTTCTTCTGCTACTATGCTCTCTACTGAGAAAGATGCAGTTGTAGTTGAATATTCTTTTACAACAATATTTGATCCATTGTTAGGTGTAGTTTCTTGGATATAAATGTCTCCAGTTGTTAATGCACCGCCTCCGGATTTTGTTGTAGGAATAGATAAATGACTTGCAAATTGGAAGTCACCCGCAGAACCTGATACAGCACTTGACCAATTGCTTGATCCAATTTTATACCATGCTCCACTAATTCTTTCGTAAAAGTCAATTGTTGACTTTGTTGCACCTGTGTTAGTAAAGTAAGTAACACAAAGATCTCCGTTTTGGCCAAAAGCCGCTTTTGGGTCTCCGTTGCCATCTACATCTGTAGCACCAGGTTTTTTTAATGTTTTTAACACCCATGCTGAGCTCTCATACCTTTTAAGACCCCATGAAGTTAAACTAGTGTCTAACCAATAGGCTCCGTTGGCAGGTGCTTTAGTAGGTGCTGTTGAACTTGCTGAAAGTTCGTCTAGGTCAATGTCTGCTCTAAGTACATAGGCTCTGTTTGCAATACCTAAGAAACTGTAAGCCGCCATTAGACCATATTCATTCTGTTCTCCGCCATGCAAAGGTGTTGAACCACTCGTTTTAAAGACTGGATTACCGTAATTTTGTAATAGTTCTCTTTGTGAAGTGATTTGGTACAACTTGCCGGCTTTTGCTGATGTTGTATATGATGCTGTTGATGTTCCGTCTGGAGCCTTTTTGTCTTGTGCAGTTGCAATAACAATCAATGGTACTGAACCTGCACCAGCGGCCGCGTAAAACGATTCATCTGATACACTTATACTTACACCAGGACTAACTAATGTTGCCATAATGTTCTCCTAAAATTTATATTAGTACTAATAATAGTAATAGTATTTATCAGATTTGCGTATTTTTGCGTATTTACGAATATTAGGTTGTATTAGGCTGTATTATATTAATTTAAGTGTTTGCTTAAACTCGCCTGTTTTCCAATCTCTAATATCTTCTACTTGCTTGGCTAGATCTTCGAGTGTTCCATTATTATCAATAATGTAATCAACTGGGTAGCCTGCCCAATTCCATTCACTTTCGTGTATGTCTCTGTATTTAGTTTGCATGATTTTTCTGCTAACAACGTTATTATGAGCCTGACTTGCTATATCAAACCACTCAGGTAACTCTCCTCTTTGCACCCAAATAACAACACCGCCCATATTTTTTATTAGATCTAATTCATTTCTGAATCTGGCATCACTTACAACTGTACAGGGTCCATCAGCACTTTGTTTTCTTATACGATATTCTAAACTGTTTAGCCAAATATCCTGATCAAAATGATTTCTTAAAACTTCTGTGCCTAATAATTGTAATGCTAATCTGGGAGTAAAATGTGGTACACCAAGTTTTTTAGTCCAAAACATGTCTGGTGTTTCTCTAAAGTCTCTGCTTTCAACAGTATCGCCTTCCAGCATGGATCTTTCCCATCCAAAAATACTAGAGCATAAATCTTTTAGGGGAGCGGCAAAACTGTCATGAACACAGCCACGTTCTACAAACATATTGGCTACTGTATCTTTGCCACTACCTATAAAACCTGTTATGCCTATTATCATTTAAAATCCTGTTTGTTTGTAAAATTCTATATCTTCTCTATACTTATAATTAAATTTATCTAATTGCTCATTTGTAAGGGCAAAATCTTCGCCTTTACTTCTATTTGTATGAGGAAAATGTTTATATTCCCAATCTGGTAATATATTTTCCAACTCTTGTTTTAAGTTTTTTATATTTAAAAGATGTTTTGCTTTTAAATTTTTATTTTCATCAAACACATTGTAAAATGAATCAAAAATACTTAAACTATGTAAAACTATATTTACTTCTGGTTCTGCGTCTTTGCTACTGTATTTTAAAACATTTGACATTTCTTCATTAGTGTATGTGTAATTTAATGAAATGTCAATAATTTCGTCTCTGGTAAACACAATTTCTTTTCGATTGTTTTGCAAAAAGTAATTTACGTTAGACTTAAATCTTTCTAACGGCTCTCTTAAAACTGTAAAAGTAACACCTCCATGATTGACATCTGCATTTAGTTTATGTATTCCTTGCATATAACCATATGTAATACAGTCTTCATAAAATTTACTAGTACTAGTTGAGCCACATTTAGGTATATGTATGTTTGTTATTTGTGGTGTATTGTCGTGTTTTGCGTATAGATATGTAGTACCCACTACTTACCCTATAACAAATCCTAGTGGTGTGTTACCTTCTTCGAAGTTATGTAGTTTTTCTCTAAGTGATTCTACTTCTGCTTGACCTTCCTGTTTAAGTGCATCACCATTTAGTGTAACTGTACCACCTGCACCAGGTAATCCTGATTGATACTTGCTTCTGGCTTCACCAAGCATAAGTTTAGATTGTGCCAATGCATAAGCGGCCAACCAAGGAGAGGCCATAACATCTTTAAATAATATACTTTCAGGTACAAAATTATAAACACCTACAGCAATATCTTCTTCATGCCTAATGTTACGCATTATCTTTAAGTTTTTAGTATTTCTATTCCATATAAAATTGTATTCGCTACCAAAAACACGACCAATTGTTTCTTTGTATTGTGCAAATGCATCAAATACTGCAAGTCCACCTATTTGTCCTGCTTGTAACATATACATATTATTGAATGCAACATCAAATGGATCAAAGTTAGTACCGCCACCACTGTTAGTACCTATACCTCTTCTGTATATACGCCTAACTTCCATTACTTCATCAGGTAATGTATAGTCTGTTTGGCCGTCTATTGTTTCAATAAAGATAATACTCTCTTCTACAGAGTTAGCACTTAACTGTCTGTATATTGCTAATGCTTTATCTATTGCTACGTCGTAGTGTTCTCTGTCTAACTCAACGTCAATTATGCCGTCAGCCAAACGGAGTTGTAACTCTTTAATGAGATCTTCTCGACTACTAAATCCTATTGTATCTATTGCCATACTACTATTTATCAGAAATCGTATTAAAATGCCTTAAGAATGATAGTATTATCATTAATTCTGCCATTTAACTTGATACCTGTAGTAGTTAGCTCGTCGAATGCTTTTGCAAATTTAGTTTTTGCTTTTCCAGTCCAATTACTAATTTGCTCTTTAGGTTTTCTAAGTGTTTTTTGTAAACTTAGGTCTGGATTAAAATCTTGTATGGTTGTGCCTTTAACTGTTAAGCCATCTCTACCCATGTTTCTTGGGTCTTTACTTCTTGCATGGTAAACACCTAGTTTTCTGGTCTTTGTGTTATACACCCAAACTTCATTTGCATTTACAATTTCTGTAGGATGAATACTTGCTATGCCTAACTCACTATCATTAACTTGGAATTTCAATTTTTTAATAATAGATTCCTTACTTCTTGCTCTAGGTTTACGAGCCTTTCTGGAAGACTTTTTCGTTTCTATAATTGTATCACAAGCAGTATTAATCTTTTCAAAGAAAGCAAGATATTCCTTTCTTTGTTTTGCAGTCAAAAATCCATAACTTTCTTTTATTTGTTCATCTTTCCAATCCACAACCTCTAATGCTTCTTGATATTGAGGTTCAAAATCTTCTTTAATAATTTTGGCATGGTTTGCCTTTATTTCAGGTTGGTAAGAAAGCATTTCCTTGTAAGGATCAAAATTACTTAAAATGTCTTGTCCATCTGTTAAACAATCTAATTGGTGTTCCCACTCTGCACATAAGTCATTAACTTGTTGCTTCATTCTTTCCTGGATACTAATTACTTTTTTAGGTTTGGATTCTGCTTTTATTTGTTTTTCTTTTATTGCTACTTTACCACGTTTAAGCCATTCTTCTTTTCTTCTTTCCTGATAATGCTTTTCTATACCTTCTGGCATATATCCTAATTTGTACCAAACATAACAAGATAATCCTGCGGCACTAAAAGACCATTCAGGATTAGCAAGTACTAATTTAATTTCCTCTTTACTCCATCCTGATGCATCTTTAATCCATTTTTTACAGGCATTAATTACTTGCTTTCTAGGGATTTCTGTTCTTACAAAATATTCGCAACTGCGAAAAGCGGATTCCTGTTCTTCAGGCTCCGTTATAAGTGCCAGTGTTTTCCATTCTGGCTCTTTGGTAACGTATATGCTTCTTTGTTTTTTTCTACGTGGCATGTGTGTCCTAATCTTCAAATATATCTGGGTTTGGATTAACATATAGCATTTGTATTGCTAATGGCCAATTTTTAAACCCATTTATATCGTTTTTATCTTTAAGCACTCTTTTTTGCTTATAAAACTGAGTAATACTTATCATACCCTCAAATTTTCCTGCTTTTTCACCCGCTTTATACATGAAATACGAGTTCGCCATAACAAAAAGTGCTCCTACAATATAAATGTCCATAACTCTCCTTTAAGTAAAAAATAGAGTGTAACAAACTTTTATTTATTTGTCAAGGAAATTATTTGCCTCTGCTAAAGTTTTTTCTGACGTTATGAGGTAGATTGTTATCCAAAATATTTTTCCAAACAGCAATAGTTTTATCTAAACCTTCACTTAGTTCAACTTTTGGAAACCAGCCTAGTCTTGATGTAATTTTATGATTTGTACTGTTCAATAGATAAATTTCTCCAGGACGTTTAGGTTTTGTATTCCAATTTACATGTCCGTTCCAATCCAATTTATTTGCAATAAGTTTTACATAGTCCTTAATTTTAATTGCATTATCAGGTCCTATACAAAATATTTCACCAGCACATTTTTCTGGATTGTTAATTACTGTTTCCCATGCGTCTAATAAATCATCTATGTAGATAAAGTTTCTGTATGGTTCACCATATCCTAAATTAATCTCTTTTGAATTTTTTAACATTTGTGTAATTATCTGTTCAGTTACAAAAAAGTCATTGTCTTTTCTACCGTATGCATTTGTTTGTCGTATCGCTGTAAACGGCAAACCATAACTTCTGTGAGCATATTCTAAGTATTTTTCACAGCCATATTTTGCAACGGCGTAGGGGGCATTCGGATTAGGAGGTGTTGCTTCATTGAATGCAATGATACCTTCTTCTTTTCCTTCTCTGATTAAATCACTAATTGGTTGCCAGCCATAAACTTCCATAGTACTTGCAAATACAAAGTTTTTTAAATTAGGTAAATCTTTTGCAACTTCAATTAAATTTACTGTACCAGTATAATTTATATCACTAAATGTAATTTGTTCATAAAAACTTTGTTCTACTTCTGTCCTAGCCGCCAAGTGTACAATTATTTCAGGATCGAACTGCCTAATCTGAAATCCTACCTTTTCATGGTCTCTTAAATCCTCTTTTAAAAATTCTAATTCGTGACTTCCTTTAAGTCTTTCCACCATGTGCTGACCTATAAAACCGTCTGCTCCTGTTATGAATATTCTCATGTTATATCCTCTTCTTTTGCAAATCCTGTCAATTGCATTGTAAATCTAGGCTCATAGCCTAAGTTAGCGACTGAATGAACTAAGTTAGGTCTTATAATTGTGTAATCTCCTTTTTTATAATCCAGCCAACTTTCATTCTCTATTTCTATATAATGTCCCATTAATCTATCCTGTAAAAATAAATTTACTCTTACAGGCACCATTCCTTCTGTATTCATTTCTTCACGTTTTACTTTTTGTCTCATCTTATATAAAGTATCTACGTGTGGTGCAATAAATCTTCCTGGCATTAGTTTATTAACTGTAACTATTCCATAATGCAACCAATCATCAAAGTTATCTAATACACTATGCACCCAACTAGGACAATCTCCTTCAAACACCTGCCATACCCAAGGTGCGTCATGTGGATAATCAGGTACTGCTACTCCCATATCTTTCCAAAAGCCACCACTGTAAACAGTATTGGTATGTTCTGTAAATTTTAATCTATATAACATCTCTTCAGTTATATGACTAATATCAACATGTCCTTTAAACATCTTTTGTAATTACCGTAACCTGTGCAGAATAAAAAGGGTACTCTCCCATATTACCTGCTAAGTGCCAATCATCTATACCAAACTTTACCCAATCTCCTTTACGCCATTTTACAAATGGCTGTTCATGAACTTCGTAATAATGTCCACTTTTCCAATCTTCCAAAAAGATTAGATACCTATAACTTTCTCCACCACCATGTTCTTTTTTAAGAATATAGTGTTTATCGCAATGGTTTGGAATAGTTTGCCCTGGATCTATTTTGATTGTGCTAACAACACACTCGTCCCAATCTTGTGGAATCTTTTTGGATAAATCATGTACCCATTGTGGAGACTCATCAAACATTTGCCATATACTGCTGTTATGTTCAGTATAATATTTTTCTATTTGAGGAGTCTGTTGGTAACACTGAAAGTAATCGTCATACCTTATGTTCTCTAATTGAGCAAGAGGTATGTCAATATCACAATGCCCGTATTTAATCACAGTAACTCTCTAAAGTACCTTTACGTCTTAAATCCAATGTAGCACAATGAATACCGCCTGACAGCGTCATAGAGTGCCTGAATTGCACGGGTACACTATTAATCCCATATTTGTCTAGTTCCCTCATTAGAGGCTCTTGTGCAGAGTCACAGATAATGGTATTCTCATCTACACTTAATATATTCATACCAATATATGGAGAGCAAGGAGGCATGTAGCCTTGGTCTGCAAGTTTACTTCCTTGTACAACACAATCGTCAAACCAAATTTTATCCCATTTAGCAAACATTTCTGGACAATTATCTGGTGTAACCCTTGAACTGTTTAGTAAAACTAAACCAGGTCTTAGTGGAACAATGGTGCTATCAAAGTGAGCAAAACTGTATAGTTCACTATAATGTAGTTTATATCCCATTGGTTCAAGCAATCTTTTTAACCATTTGTACCCTTTCATGTTACCTGAGTTACTAACTTGATATAATAAATCTTTTCCTACTCTTACTATATTAGGAGCATCAAAACAAATTTCATGATCTAATAATGTTGCTTTGTCCTCAATATCTTCAAATGTGTACATGTTATCATGTAAATTAGGCTTAGGTGCTTGTAACCATAAAGCACCGTCTTCAAATGCCTCATACATGATATCTTCATATAATTTTGTTTCAAAGTATCTTGCTCTTACTGGCGTTGGTGTTTCAATTAGCATATCACCTAAAGGCAAAATTAAATCACGTGGACACCAACTGTACCAACCTTTGGTATTCCATCCTTGTCCAATATCGTAATTTACGTTTTCCCAATCAATAATTTTAGGACGGTGTACAATAACACCTAAATCTTCTAATGCTTTTGCTAATCCGTCTGCGTCTTCGTTTGCTTCGTCTATTACCCATTGCGGATAAGGACCTTCTAACTTCTCTACATCTTCCTTGTTAAAATTTGCATAACTAAAACTTCTTGCTGAAATGTCTGTTGCTATACGTGAATGATGGGCATGTCCAACGATTATCTCCTCTAAAGGATCCCAATCGTTGTGGGAATTCACTATCATAATATCTCCTGTGTAGTGTAATTAATATAACTAACTATTTATAGGTTCGCATTTAAAAACACGGTAAATATCAGCAAGTTCTATTTTAGTCCAATTTGCCCTTTCGTCATTTTCGAAATCTCTATCAGTTGCTCTAACAACACCAACAGGTTTTCCATGTCGTTGTGCTTCTTCATCAGGAGTTGAATTTTTTCCTACACCATAATATCCTGTTAAGCAGGGAGAACTATATACACCTTTAATTGCAGGATTTCGTATTAATTGTTGAAACCCTAACTCTCTTTGTGCTAGGCATGTATAAAAACTTAATCCAACCAGTAAAATATTCTTGTCAAAGAAGATTTTTTCTTGCTCATAAACTCCATAAGCAGATACTTTGTTTATCCAATTAGGGAACATAACATGGTCTTTAAAAATAATATCCGTACAACAATCAGTTACTTCATTTCTTGAACCATAACTTGCATAGACTAAATTATCCACATTTGTATATTCCATAACTTTTTTGAGATACTCAGCAGTATCACAATACCATTTAAAATGGTTTTCATGATCAAATATTTCAGGCTCTAATGAAGTGTGAGTTACACAATCTATAATTACTGCTGTATCTATTTTTAACATTGTAGCCACTCCGAAATACAAACTCTGTAATTTCCTGACACACCACGATTAAATTCTGCATGTCTAACATCGTCACCCAATCCAAAAATTACTGTATCTGTCCAAACTAAATCATTTTCATGACATACATCTTCATATGCAGATTTAAATTTTTCCCAATTATAATCAGGAGAAAAGTTTTTCATATATTCTATACCTAATGCCATACTGTAATTGTTTGCCATTTTAACCTCATTTAACATACTTATACCGTCATCTACATATTCTTTAGTAAAACGTACACCTACTCTGTGATTCTCTAATGTATAAAAAGGCTTACTTAAACTGCATGTTACTTCTTTTATAGCAGGATAATCTTTTAAATTTATATGTACGTTCTTTGCAATACCCCAATATGCTAAATCTAAACACACAGGTATATCATGTGCATTACAGATTTGCATAATATTTTCAAAATCAGGATGTATTACACCAAAGTCACTAAAAGGTGCACTTATAAGTAAAGCATGTAAACCTGGTCCTCTTAAAATACCTTCTAAATGATGAGGATAGTCGACATATTTAAATTCAACATGTTTACCTAAACAAGCATGATATTGAAAGTCTCCATTTAACACAATAATTTCTCTGTCCTTACTATGCCTTAAAATAAACTGATCAAATGTTTGACTAGTTCCTTGTGTATAATCTGCAAAACTAAATTTGTCTAGTCCTAATAAACTTTTTGTGTTGCTGTAATTTATCCATTCTCTCCAAACATTTGTATATTGTTCTAACGTTGGATAGGAATCTATTTGTAAATTATTATGAAACTCTGTAAGTTCTGAGTTTACTATAGGTCTTGCACCTCTAACGGCAGGCATTTACAACCTCCTCAAAAAAGTTATTGTTACTAACACGTCTAAATTTTCCTGTTGTAATATTTTTATAATTGTGTTCTACTTCTGGTTTTATATCCTTCATTAATATATTGAAATCTGCTTCAGAAAGTTCCCTTAAAGAAGATATTGTATTGAAAAATCCTTGCACTCTTGCTTTCAATGTGTCTTGCTCATTAAATGTTATATCCCAAAATCTATCAAAAGTTTTAAAATCTAATCTTTTAAGTTCCTCATAAAGTCCTTTACACCCTACAGTTATAAAAGGCTTTTTAAAATACATTGGAAACATTTGTTTCTCATCTACATAACCATAGCCGTAAGGCTCGCCACCAGGTATAAGTGCAATATGTCCAGTTTCATATAACCAAGGACCTGGTACACCCCTATCGTTTAATGTATTTAAGTCTATTATGTGAGGTCTGCTGTAAAGTACCTTTGTAATACCTGTAATTTCTTTTTCTGTAAGTTTTTCCTTTTTAAGTAAATCATGTAAAGCAGTTGTCATTAAATGTATATGATATGGAAACTCTTCCTTTGTGTCAGGATTTTTATAAATTTTTTCTAAAAAACTAGGTGACATACTGTAGTTTCTTGAGTATGTGACATCCTCTAGTCTGTTTCCCATGTATTCTATGTAATATGAAATTAAAAGTCTGTGACTTCTGCAATTACGCATTGTGATAAGAAACTTATTTTTTATATCTCTGTAATCGTCTAAGCCCTCAGGTGGCTCTGTTTGGTGCAAATTCACGTGTGTATTTTTACTCAATATACTTGTAATATAGTGTACTCTGTCTAAATACCATAACTTATGTATTTTATGTACGTTTTTACTGTGTATTAAATGTTTTTCATAATTACCAAAATAATCTTCTGTTTCTCCAGAGCCACTTAAAATAAATTTTACATCTGGATATTGGCTTGAAAGTTTTACAAAATACATATTGGCATCAAAGAAATAAGGCTCTGTGCTGGTATAGATTAAAAATACTGTGTTTGGTAAATTAAAATTTACACATTCTGATATCTTTTCATCTATCAATTTGCCAAAATCTGACAAAGTAAATTTTTCTCCTGCTGATTCATATGATATAGGAAAACTTTGAAAGTCAATAGGAAAAATATTAATTGCATCATCAGGTACACTACCTGATAAATTATGTATTACATTGAACTCGTATTCACTTGTATCTATATTTCGTGTATCTTGTAACTGACAAAGAACTTCCAAAGGCAATGGCTCTCTGCCTAACCAACCTATTTCGTTATGCTTCCTTATAACTTCATCCTCAAATTGGAATCCGTTATGCAAATATACTATGTTAATCTTTGTCATATAAATCCTGGCGGAAAGGGAGGGATTCGAACCCTCGGTA